CCTTGGCCTCTATATTTCTTACGAGATGGTGTCCGTTTTGAGTATTTTTTTGCGTGCCTACCAGGACGTTTCTTTGGAGTTCTTTTTATGTAATTAGCAACGCCAAACAATGGTCTTTTTTTTGCCATATTTATGCCTCTTCGTTTAGATTTTTCATGGCAAGTTTGGTGTTCTCATCTGCTATCACATATTTAATTACACCATTTACTTTTTGTTCTAATAACGCATCACAACTTACACACTTAAAAACATGTGGTTCAAAGCTTACAAGTAAAGTTTTCGTATTACACTCTGGACACACACCCGTTACGATTTGAGTTTCAAATATACCTATTCTAGCCATGGCTTGTAAATGACTTTACCATCTTCTCTCATTGCTCTAAGAGGTTGATTTCTGTTGTGATCAGTTGAATAACTACAATGGATCCACCCGCTGGTTGGTTCATTATCACGGTAGAACTCAAGAATAATCTGATCATAGGTTAGCTCTCGTTTGATCCACAAAGCTAATTCTTTATTGTCTACACCTGGTATTTCAAAATCTGCCGCGGCTGCATTATTGTCAGCTACATGTTGGCTGTTAACTGAACTTCCTATCTCTAGGCACAGCTGTGCACAACGGAACCCTGATGAAATAATTAATGGTTTATCAAAGTGTGATCTAACTGGTTGTAATATATTTACTGCTAGTGCTTTTAAATTTTCTATTTGCGCTGGGTTAGGATTGTTATTGATCCCCTTCCTCTCAGCGATTTGGCTTTTGGTAAGCTCGTCCAAAGTTATGTTAGCGGTTAATTTCATTTATTTAAAGCTAGGTCCATCTATGAAAATAGTCAACGTTTTTCTTGTACCAGAAAGTACGGGTTTTACACGGTGATTTAAAAAAGATTTAAACATAATAATATTGCCTGGTTTATTTAGCTCTTTTACTTCGTATGTATCTCCATTAAATATTTCAAATTCACCGCCTTTATAATTATCTTCCGATAAATTAATTAAAACTGTTAATTTTATATTCCAGTAATTATTACCAGTATTATAGTCTGTGTGCCAGTCATATTTTTGTTGTTTCTCAGCGCTATAAGTATTGTAATTCAACACTTGTTTATCGTCCATATCAAATACTTCAAAACCAAACTCTCTTCTACCTGCATTTACCCAGTGTAAATGCTCGTTTTTTAATAGTGATTTGATATCTGGCCATGCGATTCTTTTTGTATTTACAAATTTTTTTCTTTCACCCTTGGGGCCTGTAGCCGGCATATCGCCACCTAAATCTTTAACAGAGTCAATTGTTTTGTTAATTAACTTTATATCTTTCTTATTGAACACGTCGGTCCAATACCAATAGTCTATCATGGTCTAAGTGTGTAAAGTATCATACATATTACAAAGCCTAATGCAATAAGAGTATTTACTGGAAATGAGAACTCCATTATTCAGCAATTCCCATAAGCCACAGCATAATAAAAATATAACAGATTGGTTCCATTAGTTTGCTAAAGGATTCTTGCTGCTCGCTTTTAGTTCCTTGATTTCTAATTCTAAAACTTCGATTGTTTTTTCTAGAACAGATATCTTTACGTTCTGGCCTGATATTTCTTTTACAAGTGGATCAATATCTAAAGCACCTAAATTAGATAGTTGCTCTTGCATCTCACCATATTTAACAAAGCCAGCACCGATTGCACCTAGTACACCGATTAACGCTGCAATACCTGCTAGTTGATCTTTTAATTTACCCATTTTCTAATACCTTTATCTCTTGTAGCAATTTTTGCTTTTGAAGTCTAATACTATTGATCTCATTTTGTTGTATAAAAATAGGGTCATTTTGCTGATATTCACCCAAAGTCTTAGTATATAATAGTCTATCATCATAAATGTCTAACTGGTCCTCGTAAATTTTTCTCTCTTTATAAAACGGAACATTATAAGTCAAGAGGATAGAATTGTCTATCATCGCATTTATTTTTATGATATTCTTAACTTTTAAATTTTTATCGACATCCTTAATTTGTTGGTCAATTTTATCAAAGGTTTTTGCTAATGAAACGTTTTTTTTCTCATCTAAAGAAGTGCCTGTGCTGCCGCCTTCAGCTTGTTCTGTTTGTGCTTCTTCTGTCGTCGGTTCTGACTCTGATTCATTCTCTTCCTCGGCAGGAAATTGTTCAGCCAATGTTGCTGGTTCCTGTTCCTTCTCCTTTTCCTCAAGAGCACTTTCCTCTTCGAGAAGACTCACCATTTGAGGTTCCTTCTCTTCCTTCTCTTCAACCATTGGCTCATTAAATTCTTCGGTCATTTTGGGTTCTTCCATTTTAGGTTCTTCATACATTGACACCATAGGAAATTCTTCTTTTAATTCAAACTTTTCTTCAAACTTAAACTCTTCTTCAAACTTTACAGTCTCTTCTATTTTTTCAAACTCTTTAGATAGTTCTTCATTGGTCGCTGTGAATTCAGTTAATGTGGCTGTAGGTATTGGACTGTATGTTAAATCTAATAAGGTAGCTGTAAGTTCAGCACCTAATAAATTTGGACCAACTGGACTTGTGCTGTTTGGTGAGTCACCATCTAAACCTGAAAACTCCCAACTCCAGTTTCTTGCACCTGTACTATTATGAATAACTGTATCTGTGTATGTAAAAGTATTTCCGTAATATCCAGCATCATTGTTTCTGTTTTGTGTAACACTATTTAATACGGCTCCTGCATCATCTAAAATCTTTACTGTCGTTGAATAGCTATCTCTTCCTGCCGTATGTTGTCCGCATGCATATGCAGATCCAGACCACTCACAGTTTTGTACTTCTGTTGTTGAATTTAATCTAACTCCACCATCTAAACTATCAGCTGTTGTCGTAAAAGATGCGCCGTCTGTGGCTTTGGTTGTGTTTAAATTTAGTAAAGATCCGTTTGCAGATATAGTTCCTGTGCCTTGAATTTCTAATTCATTTCCAAAATCTGTAACACCTGTTGTGGTCCAGCCGGTTGTACCGTTTACACCATCAATAGAACCACTAGAGTTTTGATAGCTAGTTTGTCCTGTTCCTGCGTTGGGTAATAGATTGCCTGATGTTGCTTCTTCAGCGTTACTCTGCGTTATCGATACGAATATCGCTAGAAGTAGTATTAGCTTTTTCATTAGCCTCCTCTATAATTTTTAGTTCTTTGACATATAAATTATAGTCAGGTCTTAACTTATCGTATTTATTCCAAGCTTGTGTTGCTTCTTTACCTATCTTGCCTTCGAAAGGACAAGGTGTGCCTGCATGATGCATAGCTTGAAAGACTCTTTCATCCTGACAAAGCATTGATACTGCTGCAACTTTCATACCTTGATTTGATAATTCTCTTGCTAGTTTGATTCTTTCACAATTTTTATCTCTGAAATGTTTACCACCTGATACACCAAGACCAAAAGTTTGTATGCCTCCTGATGCACCTACAGCACAAATATCCATACCACCTGCATTTACGTTTGGCGCTGCTGCAGTTGGCGGTGCAGATCTTATGTTTGATGTAGAATTGTTTGTTGTTGTAGAACTTGACGAACTACCGGATTCATACGTTGTAGCATTTGTGTAGCCACCCGTTATCGAAGTGTTCGATCCGCTTGTGTTGTTTTGGGTTGTTGTCGCATACACCGAACTTGTGAACAGACACACCCATACTAGGGTTAAAAGTCTATTCATATTTAATCTCTTTGAAACTTATCGACGATGTCGTTCCAGATTTGTTTAATTTTGTCCAACAGTTTTTTAATCATGTTTTTTTTCCTCAATTTCATAGAAGAACTTGTCAGTGTCTTCCGTTTTCCATTTACTTGTATTTTCAACATTCCATTCTGAAGTTTGCACTTTCCAATCTGGAATATTATTTTTCACTGTAAATGAAGGTATATCCCAAATGCATCTGTTGTTAGGTTGTGCTGCATAGTTCCCATCATCAAGGGCTATGATATGAGCGCACTTGTGTTCGTGCGGTATTTCAGAATGATCTGTGTCTAATATATTAGCTTCAGGGTGAGCAAAGTCAACAGTAAATAAATACTTACCTGGGTGCCATTTTTTATCTTTACCAATGTATTTACCTGATTGTGCTTCTAGAATATCCCAAGAAGTAACAGCAGGATAGTAACTAAAACAATTCCATAACTGTAACTCATCAAGTCTACGTCTAGGAACTTCGTCCGGTTTAAAACCTTTTTGAATGAATGCAGATATTGGAAGACGATAGAAGACAGCTCCATTTTCCATAATACAATGAAAAAGGATACTACGCCCCGTAATAGCCGAAAGACCAAAAATAATGCAGTCTTCAACTTCTCCATGATGTTTTTTAAGGTCATATAGATACTCCCTTCTGATCTGTGCGTATTCCGGTGGTATGTTTGCGTTTAGATATGCCATAATAATTCCTCATTTTATACTACCCCAGTTATCCCCTTCTTCATAATCAACCTTGTTGGGTATTTCAAGATCAACTGCATCTTCCATGATTTGTTTTATTTTATCAGCATGTTCTTTTGATTCAACTGATATATCTAACTCATCATGTATTTGTATGTGAGCTATTATACCTTCTTTGTAAAGTTCTAACATTGCTTTTTTTGTCATATCAGCTGCAGATCCTTGTATGAGTTTATTTAAAGCTTTGTAAGTAAATGCTCTTCTAGATGGATTATTGTGCCAATAATTTTTCTTGTCAGTTTTTTTACCATCCTCATCAATAATAAATGGACCCATCTCTTTTAATTCCATCATTCTTTCATGTTCTTCGGGAGGCACGTATTTACCCCAATCATCACCACGTAAAATGGGTTCATACTTTGGAAATCTACATCTACGTTTTAGAAGAGTTTTTATTTCACCTTTTTTCTGTGAAACTGACATAACTTTATTCATAAGTTGTTTAACAAAAGGCACTTTAGTGTGATATTTATCAAACAATTCTTTTGCTTTTTCTTCTGATACTCCTAATTCCGCTTGTAGTTTAGCTTTACCCATACCATAGAAAAGACCCAGATTGATTGTTTTAGCTTGTGATCTAGGTATGTCAGCCATATCTGCTACGATTTGATGAAAGTCTGTTTTATCATCAGACTCATATGATTCTGCTATTGTATTAACAGAGGGTAGTTTAAATTTAAGAGCATAGTGTGCAACAAGTCTTGGTTCTTGTTGTGAATAGTCAAAACAACCCCATCTACAACCTTCTTCAGGTATGAATAAAGATCTTATCATTGGACCTAAAGACGGATCTCTTACAGGTATTTGTTGTAAGTTTGGATTTGAGTAACTGAACCTTCCTGTAACTGTTCCTCCGTCGTCAGATCTAATTTGATTTATATCCGCGTGTATTCTACCTAAATGTTCATGCTTTAATATGGTGTCAATGAAAGTTGTGTTGACCTTGTTAATCCTTCTTGCTTCTGCTATCATCTGCACTACAGGATGTTCGTGATTAAAAAGAAAATTTTTTGTGAAGGAGGGTTCTTGTGATTTCTCAGTTCTATCATATTTTAAACCTAATTTATCAAAAACTTGTGCTATTGATCTGGCGGCCCATATCTGAGGTTCTAGTCCTGTCTCTGATTTTACTTTTAACAATAGTTTTTGTTCTTTGGATGTCAGTTCTTGTTTTAATAGATTGGCTTTCTCGGTGTCTACACGAACTCCTTTCTCTTTCATCTCTACTAAACAAGGGAAAAGGTCCGTCTCCAAGTCGAAAATTTTTTGAAGATCTCGATTAATTAATATATCACTTACTTCGTGCCACAGTTCTAAAGTCAATTCAGCATCTCTTTCTGCATACTGTCCTACTTCTATAGCTGGTAGTTTCCACATGTCTGCTTTAGGATCGAGTCCTCTTTCTTTTGCAGCTTTATTTAAAGCTGATTCATTCTTACCTTTATGTAAAAAATGCCACGACAAAGCATTTAAGGTGTAACTAAATCTATTCTCATCTATAACAGAACATGCAATCATGGTATCCACAATCAAACCATTAATCGCTAATCCCATAGATCTAATCCAACATACGTCATACATTGCATTATGAAAAATTTTAGTGGCAGGACATTCCAATGTATCTTGAAACCATTCTAAAGTACGCTTTCTGTCCATATTAGGTCCTGAGCCATGTGCTATTGGAAAATAACCTGACCAACCATCTACAGCTACAGCAATACCTACAACTTCACCTGCTCCGATTACAGAACCTGATCCTAATTTTTTTAAGTTTGGATCTCTTGTTTCTAAATCAATTGCAATTTCATCTGCTTGTCTTAAATCTGGATATTCTTTTGGTTGTACCCATTCTGTTTGTGGTAATATCATTTCATATCCTTCATCTTTTTAATTTCTAATTCACAGTAATGTATAATCTTTTCTAAATCTTTTATCTTATCCTTTTTCATGTATCTGCAAACGTACTTCACAACACAGCCCTGAAAGAACGAGAGATTATTTTTTGAAATAAATTCGTACGGCTGTATGTGAAAATTTTTATAGTGAGATCCACCTATCTGTTTATTCTGCGGACTAACGTGGTCAAATATACTTTCGTCTGTCATAAATTATATCCTTTTCTTTTTATTTTTGCTTTCAACTTATATAAATTGTGTCTAGCTCTAGTTACTGCAACATACCAAACACGGTGCTCTTCATCTTGTTTATCAAAACTTTTCTTTATTGCTTTCTGTATTTTATCTCCTTGTTCCAATGACAGAATAACATTATCCTCTTCACCACCTTTTATAGCGTGAATAGTAGATAACCATATTCTTGCATCTTCATCAAGTCTTTCTCCTCTTTCTAATAATTGTCTAATGTAATTTTTTTCTGTAAGATCTGCGTTGATAAATGCATCAAACCAAGAGATAGTCTTATCTAGTTCTACATCTCCAGTAAACTCTTTTATGTCCTTAAAATATTTATCATCTAACTCTTTACCAGATTTCCAACTGTCGTAATATCTTTTTGCGTTATACATTGATACTCTAAAACTTTTACCCTTTTTACTTTGAAAGTAAAGGTTAGCTTTTTTAAGTTCTTCCATTATCTTTAAAAGTGTGGATCTCGTTCTAGTTAAAATCAACCATTTACCTTTTGATAAATCTACTTGTCCTAAGTTTGATATGTGCTGTGTCTCTCCTTTGTTACTATTGGGTAGATAATCTTTTATCTTTCTAGATCCTACTATTCTATTAGTGATAATATTAGACTCTTCCTGCACTGCTTTTGATATTCTTTTTGAA